GCAGCTATCAGTAACGCTACAATAGCTGACGCCTTGATTGCACCATTAATGTTACCTCTCATTAGCAATCTCCTCTGTCAATGCCATCCAAGATACAGGAAACAAATCCTTCATCTCATAATAAATACTCCAAGCTACTAACTGTGTTTCATACTGTGTATCAGACTTACAACGTAAGTTACACATATCAGCAAATGCATCTAAGCTACCTGACCAGTACCACTCAGTCATCATGCTCTGTGGCAGCACCATACGGGCTTGCTCTGGGCATACACCTAAGTCTAGTAGGTACTCATACTCAGTCATTGCAATTTCATTAAACCCGTTGTCCGATACAGTTACTTTACCCGCACTGCCTTGCTTTTTATCAAGACTACGCCCACGATATGTATCAGGTACGTAAAACTCAGGCTCACTGTCAACATACCTACGGCTGATCTCATTCCAACGCAGGAACTTATGCTTGACTAGCTGTCTAGCTACAAAGACTGGTGCCTTGATGTGAAAGCTGGCAAAGCAATGCCCAAAAGGGCTGATGTGTTTGTGCTCTGCAAGATAACGGATCAGCTTAGCGTCCTTGTCTTTCAACTTAGGTGGACCCCACACGTCACTAGTATCCATCTTACTCTGCTTACCAAAGGATACACGAGCAGCATTAACTACAGACAGGTCAGTACCCATGTGGTCTATGTATGTTGCATTAATCAAGTGTCAACTCCTGTAATACTTCTAGTGCTTGCTCTTCTGTTATCTTAAACCACTCACCCTGTCGATCACCCTTACGTTCAGCTACCTTGTGTGCGTCACGCTCAGCCTTGTTACGATCATCAAAGTAAACTGCATGGATCAACTCATAGTCACGCATAGGTGAGCTTGTCTGATATCCATTGAGTCTATCCTCTGCATCAATAGCTTTACCTATCTTAATCCACTCAGGCCATGCAGCATTGCGGATAGCATACACGTATCCCTGCTTGATCTGTACGTCTTTCTGTAGTGATGCAAACGCTGCGTCACCAAACGACTTGTACTTACCTGCCTTAAATAAGGGATGACTCTTTGAGATATACTTACCATCGACATACATGTCACGAGAATGCCAACACTTCTTACATAAGTATTTACCTTGATCCTTTCGTGCTTCTGTCCAGTTCTCACCTAGAATGAGTTCAGTACCGCACTCAATGCACACCTTAGTCTCTGTCATTGTATCCAGCATTAGTATCTCCTTTGTGTTTCTCTTTACGTAGTGGCTTAGGTTTCTTTTTATCAGGTATAACCTGGGGTTTATACTTAGGCTGTCTTAAATCTTTAGCCATAGGGTTTGTCTTGTTCTTCATAGGCCAGCTTCCTCAGTTCATCTAAGTCCTCAGGCCTCTCGTACTTCAAGTCATCCTGTAAGTACAACGCATAGCTAGGTAGACCTGTCCACATCTCTATCTCTTTCTTGTAGCTCAACGTCTTCTGTAAGGCATCAGGGTCAAGCGCAACGATAACTTTTGTTGCGTTGTCTTGTATATACTCTAAGTGTTTATCTGTCAAGCTAGTCCCAAGTATAGCAAACCCAGCCGAATTGGGTAGCTTCTTAGCTACCGTGATAGCACTAATGACATCCTCTACCACAACGTATACACTGTTACGTTCAGACATAGAGCGTACATAATAGTCTGCACTACCGCTATATCTGTACCACTTTGGTATAGCACCATCAAGAGCACGTCCAATAGCATCAACAACAGTACCATTGTGTACGATAGGAAACACCGCACGTTTATCTTTAACGTCATACATTAGTGACTCACCAGCTAAGACAGGCCACCGCTGCTTGAACCTACGCATGGTAGCGTTGCCCTCTGTAGTGATGTGTTCTGGATAAACAAAGGGCTGTAACTCTTTGTTATCACTGGATGATTCTAGTAAAGGTTTCACGAAGTAACTCTCCAACTCTGCTCGTGTCATGTCTGTGTCGAACCTACCGCCAACATCACAGGCTAACTTGAAGCAGTTATACTTCAAGACACCCATCTCCATTGATGCAGTAAAGGTATTCTTGCTGTTGCAAAACGGACAGTCACCACGATGCGGCCCGTTCATTGCCATTTCTTCTGCGTACTGCCTGTGTTGCTGCCAGATAGTCATTCTTTCTCCTTGAATGCACTGCGCTGGGCTAGTGCTTCTGATGCACCAGTAAAGGTGTGCTTGATGTAAGGCGTAAGGCTCTGGATGTTAGCGTGTCCACTCACCTGTTTAATCTGTGTGATGTCAACCCCTGCCTCAACCATCTCAGTGATAGCTGTACGGCGCATGTCCATAGCGGTTAACTCTTTAGGTAGACCTGCCTGTTCTTTGATCTGATTAACATACATGTGTAGCTTAGCCTTAGCGTAAGGGCTATGCACATTGTTGATCTTCTTTGTTCGGGGTGCTACGTATTCCTGAAAGCCAAACCTTTCTTTCTGCTCTACAAGAATACTCCTAAGCCCATCACTGATAGGTAAGTGTACGTCTGCACCTCGCTTGCTCTGCGTTAAGTCCATTCGGCTGTTGTCTAGATCCAATGCATCCCATGTAAGTAAACGCATGTCACCTACACGCTGGCCCCACTCGTATGCCATGTGTACGATCAACCCAATAGAGTATCCTGTCCACTCACTGTAAGCTGTAAGCAGGAAAGCCTTGACTTGCTCAGGCTCCCACGTAACCTTGCGAGGTGGGTTAGGTACACGATCCATGTGCGGTACTGGATTGACGATACGTATGCCTAGACCTATAGCTTTGTTAAGTACAATGGAAAGTATAGCCGCAAGCTTGTTAGCTCTAGGTATACCGTTCTTGATCCACTCATCATACGCAGCTTCTACCTGTGTGGTAGACATGTTCCTAAGTAGAACACCACCTAGATCTCTACGTACTACCTTTAAGTTAAGTGAGTACTCCTTCTGTGACGTAGGTGACAGGTTGCGGTAAGACTTACTGTCGAGGTAGTAGTCAATCAAGGTACTAAGCCGTGAGTCTTCTGTAGGTTTCTTCACCATTTCTTTCTTGTCTTCCAGTATACCCAGCATTCTGAACAGTGTCCTTTCCCTATTACAGTATCAATAAACCACACGATGTTAAGCCTATTGTCTCTCCTCCATTGCCAATTCCTGGCGCTGAACGTTTGATTGTTGCTACCGCCTACAAGTACATTGATTAGTACACTGAAGGCAGTGAGCACTCGTTTGATATACTTACGTATCATCATCGTCTATACCCTTCCACATGAAGTAGATGAACCCACCTACATAGGCTATGAGGAAGGGTATTACTATTTGTGAACCTGCTACCATACTAGCTTACGTATGGCAGGTCAGGGTCTTCTGGGTTGATGTATTGATCGTGGTTGATGTAGTATGATACACCCATCTCGTAGTCTCCTGCGTGGGAGTACAGTTGGCTTAATGCATCTGCTGCATTGCGTACCTTCTGTAGCTTATCATCATCAGATAAATTCTCATCATAAGTAAAGTCTACTGGTATAGCTGTGACTACTTGCTTGTAGCTGCGCCACACATCATGGCCTGACTCATGTACTTCACCTGTCTTCTCGTATACACTTTCATACACAAAGATCACCGCATCGTTATGATCCCACACTTTTACTTCTACTGTTTGGTCTTCAATAATCATTGTCTCTTCTCCTTTAGAACATAGGGTAGTAAAGTTCACCGTTGTCAATCATACGCTTGACATCATCTAGCTCACGCTTCACGTTGTCTGCACGATCAAACTCGCCAAGCCATTCTGCATCGTCTATCTCTTTCTGTAGGTCAATGCTGTAGTCATTGATAGGTAATACGTAGTCCATGTTACTCATCCTCATCATTCATTCTCCTTAACTTTCTCTTTTAGTTTAGCAACCTGCTGCTCTAGTTTTTGTATCTTTCTTTCTTCCCATGTGCTTTGGTGTTCTTGTGTAAAACGTTTCATGTTATCCAAGAAAATATCTACGTTTGTCATTAGTGTCTCCTTTAGTGTCCATAGTTACAGCCGATGCGCCATACATCACCTGCTCTTGATTTAGTCCACCACTCAGCCACACCACAGCAACCTTTAGCTGCGGCCTTCTTGTATGGTGGTGAGTGTAGCCCATCCTTGAAGCGGTAGGCTCTGTAGTTGTCGGCATACTCTAGGTCAGCCTTGTTAATCTCGTAGAGTAAATCTTCCCACACATCAGCAGGTACTCTTTCAAAACCCTTGCGGTTCCACTTTGAGCAGTCGATTCCACGTTCTGCCAGTGCTGTAGTCCATTTACTCATCTGTATATACCTTTCTCTTTAGCCATCGTAGTACGATAAGTATTGTTAATATCTGTATGTATATCACGAAAAGATTAGCAGTGTCAAGATCTCTTACGTCTATACCTATACTCGCAAGGATAACTACGGTGAGTAGCATCAGGAAGTATGCAAGCATAGGTGTCATAAGTAAGATCAACATATAGTTAGTCCATCCGTGTTATGAAGTACTCACCGTTAGGCAAGGGCAGCGCAAGCATAGCGTACTGATAGAAGTACACGTTACCGTTGGGTGTGTTCATCTTACCTACGTATGGCAGGTCAGGGTCTTCTGGGTAGCTGTATGTACCATCATCTGATACACTACCCTTGAACTCATACAAGCTACCAAAGCCGTAGCGCTCAGTCATAAACCCTACGATGTCCATGTCTCTACCTAATAAGATGTACTCACCTACCCAATAGGGTAAGACACCTAGCATCTCTTGTAACATTCCTGGATCTGCATCAGGGAAAGCCTTTGTGTTGATTGTGAGTTTCATTGTGTTAGTCCTTTCATTATGTGTGATACTACGTCCACAGTCCAGCCATTGCCTAGCATCTTGTAACGCTGAGTATTAGAGACGTGGTCAGTGTAGCCCTCAGGTACTGTCTGTAAACGCTCGCACTCTAGCGGTGTTAGCTTACGGTAGGTTAAACCACCGTCATAGGTTAGGTGATTATTGTGTTGCCATGAGCTAGTGCTAAGTGTAGGTGTCTTACCATCCTTGGCTTTTAAGCCACCCTTGTTGTAGCCTCTAGCTGTCTGTAATATCTTAGGTTGTAGGTGTCCACCATCAGATGATACTAGCGATGGGCCTTTACCGTCAGGGTGATATACTCTGTTTACATAGCTGTACTTATCACTGATACCTGCATCACCTACTAAGATAAGACCGTCAGGTGATGGCGCTGGAACGTAACCAAACGAATAGCCATGAGTACCTGCACAGAGTGTAGCAAACTTACCATCAGTAGGATAGATAGTATTGCATTGGCTCTTGTACTTAGGGTTAAGCTGATTGCCACCCATGTAGCTCTCACGTAGCTTCTTACCTGCATAGTACTTTTCTTCTACCTCAGGCTCAAGTATATCCCTGAGTACAATACCCTTGTCTTCCGTTGGTACATCAAAGGGAATGTTTGTCCAGTATATACGTGGCCTGTTCTGTGCAGAGAATAGTCTACTGTTGATAGCGACAGGCTCAACGCCCAGCGCCTCAGTGATAACGTCCATACTTTCTTTCTTCATACGCACGTTCTCTAGCAAGAAGTACGTAGGCTTTAGCGCCTTGAGTAGCCGCACATATTCCCAGAATAACTTACTGCGAGGATCATCAAAGTTAAGTTGCTTACCAGCAAAGCTAAAGCCCTGACACGGTGAGCCGCCAATGAGTAGATCAATATCAGGCAGACTGTCAGGATCTATAGCAGTCACATCACCTAGCTGTACAGTGCCAGGAAAGTTAGCTTGTGTTACCTTGATTGCGTACTTGTCAATCTCCGCTGCGTAATAGTTTTCTACAGGGATATTGAGTTGGTTTAGTGCGATTTGACCGCACGACATACCATCGAATAGTGATAGTACATTCATGGCTATGTGTCTCCTATAAAATTTACAATGCACACTTAGATTGTAGACGGGACGGCCTATCTCTTCACCATTGATTATGGATAGTGAAAGCTAAAAAGTTTTAACTCCTAAGTGTACATTATCTCCATTAAGCGTCTACTTTACCAAACATACGCTTGGCTTGATCGTCGGTAAGCTTCCACTGATCGTGGCCCGTCAAAGATCTGACCTGCCACGGCATCTTTCTAGCTTTGCTATTGTAGCCAATAAGTGTGACAGCCTGACCACTAATCTTTGCAATCTTACTGGTATCGAGCCCTATAAGACTTGCCATCTGAGATAGTGATGATTGCTCTTGTGTCTCTGCACCATCAAGTAACACTTGCACTTTGTATGTCGCTTCACCACCAGAATAGCTACAGTTACCTACCTTGATAGTTACATCGTATATGCCAGCATTCTCTAATGCTTCCTGCATTGCTTCACGTATTTGTCTTAGCTTTTGTTTGTCGAATGTCATTGTTCTATTTCCTTCTTGATTGCTTGCAGTGCATTGATTAGGCCATCAACAGTATCGTCAAACCTGATAGGGTCATAGTCATCGTGATACAGTTCACCTACGTCTGCTATCTCTTGTGCGTTTAAAAAGTCACCCTCAGAAGTACGGCTCCAATGTTGGGCGATGGATATGGTGCGCCCGTTATGACGCACCACGATATTGTTGAAGTCTATCTTGGTCATGGTGTTACCCTGCAAAGTGACAAAGCTTGCGCTCTGTGTTACGGTTAGGCTTGCGCTCAATGTATACGGTACGCTTGCCAAGGTGTACTGCATTCATGCAATCATTGCGTGTTACTTTGTATCCACGGCTTGCGTGTTTACGCTTGCGGGTCAAGCCCTTGATGCCAGCGAAGTTAAAGCGGAACCCTTGAGTGCCATCGTTAAGCGGTTTGGTTGCGAATAGTACGAACATGGTGTATCTCCTTTGCTGTTCGATTAAGTTAAATCATAGTCTAGTTTATATGTCAAGCCTAAACATTGTGTATGCGTTTCCACGCAACCCAAGTCGCAGCTTGCATTTCGTATGCAGTCATGCCGTGCTTTTTACCAGCCCTACGGTAGGCTTCTTGCAATTCAGCACGAAGTTTCTTGCCTATGTTAGGCACTTTCTGCATTGTGCGTCTGTCTTTGTTAGCGATGCACCAAGCGTGCCCGTCAATTACACACACATCATTGCCATTTATACAGTTAGCAAAGTCAGTTATCTTAGGGCCATTGAGTATGAAAGAAACATCTTCCATATTGTGCGGCATAGATTGCAAGATATGCCAAGCCTTGTCTCGCATCTTAGGGTATGTGCTAGGCTTAGTGTCTTCTACATAGCCACCCTCAGTAAATATGCGGCACATCTTGTCAGCATTACGCACGTTCATTGCCCAATCATTGGTAGGGCTTAGTGCGGCAATCACACCTATAACAATGTGCAATGGTAGCTCATACTTGTCTGCTATCTCTTGCGCCAATTCTTTAGCGTCTGCGTACCAAGTCAGACCGTGGTCAATCTCATCTTGCGTAGCTTGTTTGAAGCAAGCCAGAATGTTGCGAGTGTACTGTGTCATGTGTCACCTCATTGGTTTGAATGTATTTAGTAGTGACACAGCCAAAACCATATGTCAAGCATAAGCTGCGGTTGGCCGCAGTTATTCTGGCTGTGTCCAAACAAAAGACATCCAAGACATCCAGTAGACGGACTGATGTATTTTACCGTTCTTGAGTTGAGCTTGACGTTATCGCATCAACAATTATTTGCTATCCACCCTTGCTCAAAGACGCAATGCGCCTATCGGGTTTCTTCAATAGTCCGTTCTTTAAGCGGATCATTTAGTCGCACGTCAGAGTCCACTGACTTATAGTAATGGGTTGCCAAGCCCAACGCTGTAGCAGTCTTCACTTTGATTACGCTGGATTTAAAGAGCCTATACTGTAACCTTGCTCTGTGTATTCAGTCTTGCATTTAGTCGTTTGGTAGTCAAGTCTTAATTTTTAGTCTGTTCTTTCTAGTTTTGGTGGCTCATATGTCTCACCTATGCAGGACTTGCTAACACCTGCGAGCTTGTAAACATCAAGGCAAAGTATCAAGGCACGAGGCTACTCTTTGCGTCTGACTTTCCATCATAGGTGTACCTAAGCACACCTAAAAGAGAGAGTCAAGAGGGTTTATCTTAAACCTACTAAAGAATCAAAAGCGCATCTTTTAAATATTTCTATCCAAGTATAACCATGCTCTTTGATATAGTCTTCAAAATTATTTGTTTCTAGTGCAGTCTGTTCTGCGTTTTGCCAAGCTTCCATCCAAGTATATTCGTCTAAACCAAATTCTTCAGCTTTTGCTTTTAGGTAATCTTGAATGTCGCCTAAATCGTCTAAGTGTTGTGTGCCTATTGTTTCCATCTGTGTTTCCTTTTCGTTTTGCTTGCTACAAGTTAAGACACAAGTTTTTACATGCTGCAAGCAAAAAAATGCACCTAAACGAAAAAAAATGGGGGATAGGGTATTTTTTGGGTATATACATTATAAATATACAAAGGTTTTTACATCTTTAGGTTGTGCATCACTTACTTGTTTTCTTGACCATTTGGTAAAACTTTGACCGTTTGGTCAGCTTTTCACGCCGTCACTGATAGCTTATCAGTCTCTTTTGTTAATCTTTTCAATGGTTTACTACCCTAGCACAGCATAAAATGCACTTTAAAGTAGAGTAAAGCTGCTCGATGCAACCTAAAAGTGTGCTACTCAACCTAAAGTTGCCAGGGGAGGGGCGAGGGCCACCAGGGGGTTACCCCGTTATATATACATACCCTGCAACACACGGGGTTTTTCAAAAGAGTCGTACACAAAGACGTACACACAAGCTAATCTTAATCACGTTATGTTACAATTGTTACAATATAATCACTTTTTATTGCAGTTTGTACGAATAGGGATTGACATAGGGGGTAAAATGTGTAAAACTGCGTAGCAGTAGCAGCCCTAAGTTAAACATTAAAGTTAAAACAAAAGAAATATGAACCTAAGATAGTTAAACTTAGAGTTAAACTAACTAATATTAAACAAATATGTATTTAACTCTTGACATATAACTACTTATATGTTACTATCCTCTAGGTAACTACATAACGTATAACTATAAAGTTACTACTATAGCGTATTACGGAGAATATTTGTACATATATAGATAGTGTTACCTCTCCCTTGTGTATCCTCTCTCCTACACTCCCTGTATTTGTACATTTATCTCTGTAATACGTCTTTTATTGAAATAACTATTGACAATGCCAAAAAAACCAGTACAACTATATGCAAGTGAAACCGTATTAGAAGACTTTTACGAAGCTATAGCTGACAACAACCCTCGTTCTTTACAAAAAGTACATATACCTAAGTCGGATGTGTTCTATGTACGTGAAGCCATATATCAACGTACAGGTGAGCGCTACACGTTAGACCACGTTGAACGTGCAATGTACTTAGAGGGTCACTTACAGGCGCATGAAGTATTAGACCCCAAGAGAAAACGAGAGTATGGTTAAAGATCCTAGACTAGAACGTGCAGGTGTTAGTGGTTTTAACAAACCTAAGCGTACACCGAGTCACCCTACGAAGTCACACGTAGTTGTTGCTAAAGACGGCAACACTGTTAAGACTATTCGCTTTGGTCAGCAGGGTGTTAGTGGTGCAGGTAAGGCTCCTAAGACTGCTGCAGAGAAAGCCCGTAAGAAATCCTTTAAGGCTCGTCACGCTAAGAATATAGCTAAGGGTAAAACTAGTGCTGCGTACTGGGCTAACAAAACTAAGTGGTAGCTGTTATTGAAGAATAACAAGAAGCTACCTAAACGTAAGCGCCCCATACAGAAACTGAAGAAGATACGATATCTTCAGAAGAAAACAGCAGAGAAGGACAGGCATTGACTTTACTATCTTACTTTCCTTTACCTAGCTTTCCTTTTCAGACACACGATAACATAATCTTTGAGAAGGCAGACAAAGACAGGTCTAGTAGAAATAATGAAGAGTATAAGCCAGAGCAGCCTAACTTAGTTACACCTGATACACCTGTAGAAGACTTGAAGTTAGTCAATCAGATGTACGCCTATAGCCCTGACCCTAATAAGCTGCGTAAGCCTGACGGTCAGATAGTTAACTTTATTATAGCTTAACTTATATGCCGTACTTAACGAGTAGCATACCGTATTTCAAAGCGTGGGTACGCCGTGAATACACGAAGAACTTAGAGGATTATCATGGAGAGTTTCTGCACTGTATGGTCATCGGTGTTACTACAATGCCCAACAGAACGCTCAGCTTTCAGGTCATCTTCACAGGATGTGAATCAGACGCTGACGGAAGTGAAAACATCCACGGTGGGGCTATGTGGGCTAGGATGCCGCTCACTGCGTTGGTTGCGGACACACCTTTGGCTGAGTGGCCTGACGAGTTACCCCCGTACTTAGCTCAACCGTGGGACTGTATGTCTCACACACATAGTGTATATAAGTTAGAACGTGCAAGCCCAGCGCCGTGGATAGCTAAGGTAGACGGAGAGTTTTACCCAGCTAAGTACTACTTCACAGTAGACTACACGGATAACGAGGTAGCTGACGATCCAGCACAGCATAAGCAGAGTCACGTATTAGAATTACTTGATGCGGGTCCATATACAGGTAACATCGTTGCGTTACCCAATAATAGAGTGAGAGTAACTCACCCAGCGTGGTTTGAGACAGGCGAGGGAGCACCAGACTTCAAGCCTAACCAACACACGTATCACTCTAAGCAGGACGTAGATTACATATGGGATACGCAACGAGTGTTTAACAATCTGTATAACGAGGAAGAGTAACATGAAGATGAAGAAAAAAGGATACGCTGCAGGTGGGGCATTAAAGAAACCGGGTACTGCAGAAAAAGGTGTAAAGAAGTTACCTAAGACTGTACGTAACAAGATGGGCTACATGAAAGACGGTGGCAAAGTTAAGAAAAAAGGTTACGCTATGGGTGGACCTACAACGCCTATGGAAGGCGAACAGAGCCGCTACCGTACATCAGCTAGTCGTGCGCCTCAAGGTATGATGTCAGCCAGAGGTACGCCTTCTGCTATGGGTATGGCTAAAGGTGGTATGATGAAGAAGAAAGGTTACGCTAAGGGTGGTAAGGTTATGACTTACAACTTAGGTGGTATGGTAAAAGAGCAGCGTGATAACCGTAAGAAAAAGATGTAGTGTATGCATAGCGGCATTGCAAACTTGTCTGTAGTACGCTAACATAAAGTATGGTATAACTATCTCCACACGCACATAAGCAAAAGGAGATAGTGCAATGTTTAAACGTATATTAAAGCGGTTCCAAGAGAACCAACAACGCAGGGCAGACTACTGGATTCTAATGAATCTAAGTGACAAAGAACTGCATGATATGGGGATAAGTCGTGGCGAAGTCAGGCAAAAAGTCTACGGTTAATGCGGCGGGTAATTATACTAAGCCTACTATGCGTAAGCGCTTGGTTGCTTCCGTCAAAGCTGGCGGGAAAGGTGGAAAGCCCGGACAATGGAGCGCCAGGAAAGCCCAAATGGTTGCTAAGCAGTACAAAGCTAAGGGCGGGGGTTATAAGTAATGGCCCTCGCTAAATCACAGAAAAGTCTAAAGTCATGGACGAAACAGAAGTGGCGCACTAAGAGTGGCAAGCCTAGTGCTAAAACTGGTGAGCGGTATTTACCTACTTCGGCTATTAAGTCTCTTAGCGATAGTGAGTACGCCGCTACAACAAGAGCTAAACGAAAAGGCACTAAGGCAGGTAAGCAGCATGTGGCTCAACCTAAAAAAGTTGCAGCCAAGACCAAAGCCCACAGGAAGATAAAATGAAACGAAACCTTACAGAAAAACAAAGTAAGTTCTTAGAGGTTCTCTTTGAAGAGGCTAGTGGTGATGTTGTACTGGCTAAGAAACTTGCAGGGTACAACCCTGAATCATCTACCGCATCTATTGTAGAGGCTTTGAAAGATGAAATCTTTGATGCAACTAAAACATACATGTCAAGAGTTGGCCCAAAAGCTGCTGTGGCATACGCAAGCGCTTTGGATGATCCTACCCAGTTAGGTGTTAAGGAACGCATGGTAGCTGCAGGGCAGATCTTAGATCGTGCAGGTATCGTTAAAACTGAAAGGGTGGCAGTAGAGTCTACTGGCGGTTTGTTTATACTTCCACCTAAGAATACAGATGCTTCTGAGGCTACGTAAAGAGCGCCCACTACAGAGTGAGTACTGGATGTTACCCAAAGTACCTTTTAAGGTAAAGCTTTGGCAACGCATACCACGTACTAGCAACTATATACCTTTCGGCTATGAGGTTGACCCTGAAGATGAGGAATGGCTGAACCCTATACCTAAAGAGTTAGAACTGTTAGAGTTAGCTAAGAAGCACTTAAAGCAGTACTCTTTCAGACAAGTATCAGCATGGTTGACTACTCAGTCAGGTAAAAGCATAACTCACGATGGTCTGAAGAAGAGAGTAGATGTCGAAAGAAAAAGAAAGCGTCTTGCTGCAATTAAGCGCTACTATGCCAAGCGGCTCCAAAAAGCGTTACAACAAGTCGAAGCGCTTGAAAAAAACTACACAGGCTACTTCATCTACGAAGAAGAAGAAGGAACCGACAGTAGCGACACCCAGCCCAGCGCAGGTCAAGCCACCTGAGTATGAGGTAGAGGAAGCACAGAACATTGTCTTTAGGCCAAACCCTGGACCTCAGACGCAGTATCTAGCTTCTAGTGAACGTGAAGTACTTTATGGTGGAGCAGCGGGTGGTGGTAAGAGTTACGCTACACTAGCTGACCCTCTACGTAATATGAACAGTCCAGACTTTAGCGGTCTACTTGTACGTCATACTACTGAGGAACTTAGGGAACTTATACAGAAATCTCAGGAGTTGTACCCTAAGGCTATACCGGGTATTAAGTGGTCTGAGCGTAAGAGCCAATGGACTACACCAAGAGGCGGCACATTATGGATGTCGTACTTGGACAGAGACACAGACGTTATGCGCTATCAAGGACAGGCGTTTAACTATGTAGCGTTTGACGAACTGACGCAGTGGTCCTCTAGTTTTGCTTGGGACTATATGAGGTCAAGATTACGTAGTGCAAACAAAGACTTAGGTTTGTACATGCGAGCTACTACAAACCCAGGTGGTATCGGACATGCTTGGGTTAAGAAGATGTTCATTGATCCATCGGCTCCAAATACGCCTTTTTGGGCAACGAACATAGAGACTGGTGAGGTATTACGCTTCCCGTCAGGGCATAGTAAAGCTGGTGAACCCCTGTTTAAAAGAAGGTTTATACCTGCCAGCCTCTTTGACAACCCGTATCTAGCGGAGAGTGGTGACTATGAAGCAATGCTTCTATCACTACCTGATCATCAACGTAAGCAACTACTAGAAGGTAATTGGGATGTTAACGAAGGCGCAGCCTTTCCTGAGTGGAACAGAGCCGTACATGTCGTGGAGCCTTTTAAAATTCCCGCAAGTTGGACTAAGTTTAGAGCTTGCGACTACGGCTACGGAAGTTTCACAGGCGTTGTCTGGTTTGCTGTATCACCCAATGAACAGCTTGTTGTTTACAGAGAGTTATATTGTTCTAAAGTTACAGCTACTGATTTAGCGGATATAATACTTGAAGCAGAAAGCGGTGATGGAAGTATAAGGTACGGCGTGTTGGATAGCTCCCTGTGGCACAAACGAGGTGACACTGGCCCTTCCTTGGCTGAGCAAATGAACCAAAAGGGATGTAGGTGGAGGCCTTCAGACCGTTCTCGTGGCTCAAGGGTTGCAGGTAAAAACGAGCTTCACCGCCGCTTACAGGTTGATGAGTATACTCAGGAGCCAAGGCTGGTGTTCTTTTCAACTTGTACTAATTCTATAGCTCAACTACCTTCTATTCCTTTGGACAAAAAAAACCCAGAGGACGTAGATACAAATGCAGAAGATCACTTGTACGATGCAATTAGATATGGTATAATGACAAGACCAAGAAGTTCTTTGTGGGACTACAATCCTGCTTCACATAGATCTGGCTTTCAAGCTGCAGATTCAACCTTTGGATACTAAAACATATGGAACAAGACGATTTATTTGAAACAGATGATGTAGCTGTTATACAGGACGGTGAAGATTTAGATGCACCTAGCGTAGTATCTTATGTAGAGTCTCGCTTCAAACGTGCAGAGGATGCACGATATACAGATGAAAGTAGATGGTTACGTGCTTATCGTAACTACAGAGGTTTGTACGGTAGTGATGTACAATTCACAGAAACTGAGAAGTCTCGTGTATTCGTTAAAGTAACCAAGACTAAAACTTTAGCTGCTTACGGTCAGATTGTAGATGTACTCTTTGGTAGCTCACGGTTTCCCCTGACAGTCAACCCTACAACATTACCTGAGGGTGTGGCTGAAGCTATGCACATCAGTATAAACCCACAGGCTGAGCAAGCTGTTGATCCGTTGAGGTCTGCTTTTGAGGGAGAGCCTAAGGTCAGCTTCTTGTTTGACCCTGATGAAAAGCTCAAGCCCGGTGAGACTATGTATGACCGTATGAAACTCATGGGTCCACTAAAGAATAAACTTGATGTTGTAGGCGAAAAGATTGTAGAAGGTCCGGGTACAACTCAAGATACAGTTACATTCCATCCTGCTATGGTAGCAGCTAAGAAGATGGAAAAGAAAATACATGATCAGTTAGAAGAGAGCGGGGCTAATAAACAGCTTCGCCATACTGCTTTTGAGATGGCACTATTTGGTACGGGTATTATGAAAGGCCCGTTTGCTATAGATAAAGAGTATCCTAATTGGGACGAAGAGACAGGTGATTATGATCCTGTTATCAAAACTGTACCATCAACAAGCCATGTATCTATATGGAACTTTTATCCTGATCCAGATGCGTACAACATGGATGAGGCTGAGTATGTAGTAGAGCGTCATCGTATGACACGCTCACAGATGCGTAGCTTGAAGTCACGGCCTTTTTTCCGTACTGAATCTATTGACAATGCTATTTCAGCAGGTGAGTCTTATGATAAGAAGTACTGGGAGCAGGACATGGAAGATGACAGTGTGAGTAGCACTGCACCTGAACGATATGAAGTACTAGAGTTTTGGGGTTATGTAGACACAGATATACTAGAAGAGAATGGTGTACGTGTTCCTCGTGAGTTAAAAGACGCCGAACAACTAAGTGTAAATGTATGGGTTTGTAACGGAGAAGTATTACGTTTAGTACTCAACCCATTCAAACCTGCACGTATTCCTTACTATGCTGTACCATATGAGTTAAATCCGTATAGCTTCTTTGGTGTAGGTATTGCAGAGAATATGGATGACACTCAGACGCTTATGAATGGCTTCATGCGGATGGCGATAGACAATGCTGCCCTTTCGGGTAATCTTATCATTGAGGTTGACGAAACAAATTTAGTGCCGGGTCAGGACTTATCTGTGTACCCCGGTAAGGTGTTTCGTAGACAAGGGGGTGCTCCGGGTCAAGGCATTTTTGGAACCAAGTTTCCCAACGTTGCTGGCGAAAACATGCAACTCTTTGATAAGGCAAGGGTGTTAGCTGATGAGAGTACAGGTTTCCCAAGTTTTGCACACGGTCAGACAGGTGTATCAGGAGTGGGGCGAACTGCTTCTGGCATTTCTATGCTTATGTCTGCAGCTAATGGTAGTATACGAAATGTTGTCAAGAATGTCGATGACTATTTGATTGCTCCACTAGGACGTGCCTTCTTTGGTTTTAACATGCAGTTTGACTTTGATAAAGAAATTAAGGGTGACTTAGAGGTTAAGGCGTCAGGTACAGAAAGTTTGATGGCTAACGAGGTACGCTCGCAACGCTTGATGCAATTCATGGGTGTAGCATCTAATCCTGCCCTCATGCCCTTCGTCAAGAGTGACTACATCATTCGTGAGATTGCCAAGTCTATGGACCTTGATCCTGACAAGGTAACGAACTCGCTGAGTGATGCAGCTATTCAGGCTGAGATCCTCAAGAAGTTCACACAGCCTCCAGAGGCTCCTGTAGGGCCAGAAGGTGCAGTTCAGGGGCCACCCCAGCCCAGCGCACCGGGAGCCGCTCCTGAGCAAGCTGGAGTAGCTGTCAGCGATACTACAGGTGCAGGTGGTGGTAACATTGGTACAGGTACAGCGCCAGTGCCGGGTGAGCAAGGGTTTACTGGTACATGAGCATTAAGAAGTTTGTGAACGATAAGCCTCTATGGGATTCTTTTGTAGAGGTACTAGATGTCAAGATAAGCTCTGCCCAGCGCAGGTTAGAACAAGAGAGTACTATTGAAGGCGTTTATCGTATTCAAGGTGAGATTGCAGCATTGCGTAAGTTAGCTTATTTAAGGGATGAAGTGAATGGCCCAAACAGATGAAGCATTAGGATGGGCAGCAGAGTCTGCTAAAGCTGTAGAGAATGCTCCTGATATTAATACAGGTATAACATTTAAAGATGCTGCTACCTTTGTTGCTTCAGCTACACCTATTATTGGTGACGCTATGGCAGCTAAAGAAGTATATGATGAGCTACAAAAAGATGACCCTAATTACTACTTAGCTGGTGCGCTGGGCGGTGCTGCAGTTATAGGTCTTGTACCGGGATTAGGTGACGCTGCAGCTAACGCTATTAGAGCAGGTGCTAGAAAAGCTATAGATGTAGGTAAGCGTATTGAGGTTGATCCTAATACTGTAGGGTCACTAGGCGGTAATATTAAGTTAAAGCCACCTGTAGAAGAAGCTACACCACAAGTATCTAATATTGACTACCAGAAGAAGATGGCTGAGTTTGATACAAATGAAACCGCTGATGATTGGCAGACTACAGTTGGTAACTATGTAACTGAGTCACGAGATGTTAGTCCTACTATTCGCACACCTGATCTAGAAGCATCAGCAAAAGATTTACTTGACGGTAAGATTACTAGAGAACAACATTTAGAGAACATAGATAAGTACAAACCTGTAGAGGCATGGGATGCATTACCTAGAGAACCCTCTAGTAAAGCTACAGTATTTTCTTTAAATACAGCACAAAGAAAAGATGGTAATTTTGTTTTACCTGATAAAGCTATTAAGAATTTAAATGTAAAAAAAGCTAATCTTAAAGTAGGGGATAGGTTTTTAGGTAGACTAGATATACCTGCATATAAAGCTTTTGATACTTGGATTATTGCAGGTAAATCCCCAAAAGGGGATGCAGGTACTACTTATGCAAAAGCAATTCATTATGAAGGATCAGACGGTAAACCTGTTATATTTAGAGCATCTCAAGGTAAAGGTGAGAAAATAGGTATGGGTAAAGCAGATCCTGCTTATACAAAAGCTACCCATGAAAAGACAGGATATGCTACAGTAGATGGTGTTGTAAAAGATTTAGACGTAGAAGAGATACGTGATAAAGCAGCTAAGTTCTTAGAAGATCCTGAGTGGACACAGGTAGGGTTTGACCCTCGTAGACAGGGCGGCTTTTACGTAAGATCAGGTGAAAATAAACACGTACCTATACGTGAAGCTGATGAAGTAATACAGATAGGTCCATTAGTTTTAGCTAAGAATGCTAAGCTTGACATGGAACACACAGGATACAATGAAGGTGGAGTCGTAGATAGTATGGATAAAGAAATGAACGACATGCTGCTTAAAGAGCAAGTAGACCCTGTAAGTGGTAACACTGCTCCTGTAGGTGCTTTACCTTCTGAGGTACGTGATGATATTGACATTCGTGTCAGTGAAGGTGAGTTTGTAGTAAATGCACAAACGGTTAGATACTTTGGAGAGGAATTTTTTAATGAGTTACAAGAAGCTGCTGAACAAGGTTTTGAACGGATTAAAGAAGGTGATGAGTTACCTTTCAGAGATGATGAACTGGATGTTGATGAAACTGAGGATCAGGAAGTAGAACCAGAAGGCTTTGCCTATGGCGGTGCTGTAAAGGGCTACGCTGAAGGTGACAGAGTAGTCCCTGAAGCTGTAGGTGGTGGCTATGGTGCTTACGGTGGTACAGGTGCTACATTTAGTGGCTTTCAATCTAAGTCTTTTATTAATGATGAGACAGGACAAAAGATGCTTGTCTTTTTCTTTAATGGTAGGCCTTTAAAAAGAATACCTTCTGGTTTTCGTGAGATGGGCGCAACTCCTGTAGAGGAACAAGCAGCGGTACAAACACAAGCAGAGAGTGTGTCTAGGGATGACGGTAATGAATATGCTGAAGGTGTACTAGAAGAAATAAAAGAAAGTGGTAGTGATTGGAGAACTAAAGACCCCTCTAACTATAGTATTAATGATTTTGCTAAATATGCGGATAGCTATAAAGGTAAGGAAAACCCTCTGGAATTAGACACTACAGAAAAACTTATTACTAATATTATAGGCGGTCCTATAGGCCTATTACAAAATTTATCTGGTGGAGAGAATGCGGTAGAATCTCTTATTAAAAAACAAAAAACGGATCATGCAAAAAAAGTAAATACAGCAGTAAATAATATATTAAGGACAGGTGAAATAGACAACACTCCTATAACAGGGGGTGATAACAATATTTTATTTGGCGCTCAATTTGAGGCTAATAGAATTGATGCTACTGCTAATCCCTTTGGTCAGACCGTAGGCACACCCTTGGATGAACAGTCGTACTTTAAAAGCGATACCCCAGAATCAATTAGATATACTGTTACACCTGGTTACGATACTAAAGTTTACGGTGCTTCAAACTTTGGGATTTCTGGAACAGAGATTAAAGTTCCAGAAGACATTACAAAGTCAAAAGAATCTGACATACTTAAAGAACAGACTATTACTGCTATGAGTGATATAGATCTTGCTAAACTAGCTACCCCTCTTGGTTTTGATATGGATGGTGACGGAGAGTCTGATTTATTTGCACCAGAAGAAGAAGAAGTAAAACCTGTTAAACAGGGTAAGTACGATCCTACATCAACGTCAGCAGCAGGAGGCTATACTAATAATACACTAACCAAAAAAGAACAGGATGCTTTTGACCATGCTGTAGACAGTGATAATTCTGCTTCTGCAAATCACTACGTAGCTATAAACAGATTACGAAATAAACAAGATACATACGCTGCAGGAAATATGACTCGTGCAGAAGGTGCTGCTATGGGTCTTTCTTCTAATGACATGGATCAGGCAGATAAGTATGGTGGCAGTGTTAAAACAGCTATCGCAACAGGTACTGCAGTTAATCAAGGTATAGGTAAACCCGCCAGAGTAGTAACAGATGATTCACCTGCAGGTTCTGATGAGGGAGATAAAGATGCTGATAGTTGCGTAATCGCTACTCATGGTATTTCTACGGGTGGTTTTAGTTTCATGGATAAAGCTAAAGCTGAACTCTGGTGTGAACGAACATATCATGGTAAGTGGTATGGTGAGGCATTCAGACGTGGTTACCGTCATGCAGGTAATAAAGCAATAGAAAAAGGTAAAGCAGCAGACCACTACAAAGAGTTTAAAGATTTTGTGTCCTATGGTAGAGGACTCAAGAAAGGCTTGAAGCCAGCAATAAACTACTACTTACGTACAACCCAGTTTTTCTTGACAGGTTTGTTTGTAAAATAACTATAAGGCTACCCAGCTTCGGCTGGCCCCAACATAAAGGAAACAACTATGCCTGAACTAGCAGAAGTAGAAACTAAAAAGACAGCAGGTCTTGTAAACCCAAATAGACCCACCCCTCTAGAAGATAAGATTAAGAAAGAGGAAGAAGAGCTAGAAGCTTTAATGAAATCTCGCACTGAAGAAGTCGAGCAAAAAGTAGAAGAACCAGAAGCTAAGCCTGAGAAAGAAGAACTATCAGGTGAAGAGCGTACATATAAGAAACGCTACAGTGATTTACGCAGCCATCTTAACAAGCAAGCAGAAGAGTTAAAAGAACTCAAATCACAGCTTGAGAATGCTCAGAAGACAGGCAAGGTACGTGCTCCTACTTCAGATGAAAGCATTGATGCCTGGGCTAAGAAGTACCCTGAGATTGCTGGCATTGTAGAAACAATTGCTGAAAAGAAAGCTCAAGAAAAGTTTAAGTATGCTGATGAACGTCTGCAGCAGATTGACAAGATCAACGCAGATGCCCAGCGCACCAAAGCAGAGAATGAAATCCGTGCTATGCATGGAGATTTTGATGATCTACGTGGGAGTGATGCCTTCCATGATTGGGCAGCAGAACAACCTAAGTGGGTGCAGGATGCACTCTATGAGAATCAAGACGATCCACAATCAGTGATCCGTGTTATTGATCTATTCAAAGTAGATAAAGGTATGGACACTAAAGGAAGACGGCAAAACTCTAAGGATGCTGCTTCTCAAGTAAGAACTAAACGTACCACTAAACCAGACAATGACAATCCTGCAGGACATTTGCGTGAGTCTGAAGTTCAACGCATGAGTACACAAGAGTACGAAAGCAAGTCAGACGAAATCATGGAAGCTATCCGTAGCGGTAAGTTTATTTATGATGTTTCTGGTGGAGCACGTTAATTAAGTATTGACAATACACAAACGATATGTTATAACTGTGTATGTTAACAAAAGCATAAGTATGCCCTGATAGACGTTTCAGCTACCCTGCTTATGCTTTTACCCCTAAGCGAAGACAAATAAGTTAAGACCTACCTGATCAAGTATAGGCCCGTCTTACATATTACAAGGCCATGTGTATGTGAGTCGCACCCTAAAAAGATTAGCCTCTTACCTGATGTTAATGCTTATAACTTTAATAAGCCTAACTATCTATGGAGGATTATATCATGGCTTTCGCAACAGCGTCAGGATATGGTAATCTACCCAACGGTAACTTTAGCCCAGTAATCTACAGTAAACAGGTACAACTTGCTTTTCGCAAGGCCTCAATTGTAGAAGCAATCACTAACTCTGATTATTTTGGAGAGATTGCTAACATGGGTGATTCCGTTAAGATTATCAAAGAACCTGAAATCACAGTGAAGTCGTATGCCCGTGGCACGACTATCACACCACAAGACCTTGACGATGAGGAATTTTCATTAAACGTTGACAAAGCGAACTATTTTGCTTTTAAGGTTGACGATATTGAGGAAAGTCACTCCCACGTCAATTTTCAAAGCCTTGCAAGTGACCGTGCAGCTTATCGTTTGGCTGACCAGTTTGACCAAGATGTTCTTGGTTATATGGCTGGCTTCAAGCAATCAGCTATTCACGGCAAACCCAATGCTGCGAACACAACTGTAAACGGCACTAAAGCTGTTTCAACTGCTGGTTCTGACGAACTGTTAACAAGCATGAAGCTAGACGCTTCTGACTTTAACAGTGGTTCAGCAGGTAACTCAATCGTAGTTAAGCCCCGTACAGGTGCTGACGCATTGAACACTACCACAGCTAACGCTACACCTATGCAAGTTATCGCACGGATGTCACGTAAGCTGGATCAACAAAACGTTGACACTAACGGAAGATGGCTGGTTTTAGACCCGGTATTCGCAGAGTTGCTTAAAGACGAAGATTCACGTCTTTTGAATGCTGACTTCGGTGGATCAGGGTTGCAGAATGGCTTGATCTTCAACAACATTCACGGCTTCAAAGTCTATATGTCTAACAACCTTCCTGAAGTAGGTAACGGTCCAACCTCTACCACATCTACAGGTTCTGCTCACTACGGTGTGTTGGTTGCTGGTCATTCGTCTGCAGCAGCAACTGCTGAGCAGATTAACAAGACTGAGACTTACCGTGATCCAGATTCATTTGCTGACATTGTACGTGGTATGCACCTTTACGGGCGCAAAATTCTACGTCCAGAAGCGTTGGTTAATGCAATCTACACATCTGGTCTATAAGGGGGGAATGAGATATGGCACTTGGTGATAATACTCTTGCTTCCGCTCGTGGCGTTTCGCAGCGAGGACGCAACCCTTACATGGTTCAAACTACCTTAAACTTAGCAACTGCTTTGTCTGACAAAGGTTCTGCTCTTGCAGCATCTGATGTCATCCCAGTAATTGCTGTTAAAAAAGGTACTATGGTTCTGAACGCAGGTATTGAAGTTGATACTGCATCTGATGGTTCTACTTTTACAGTAGACTTAGGTATGGTTGATGCAGATGTATTTGTTGATGGATTTGATGCTACATCTGCAGCAGCAGTAGTCGCACAGAACCCTGCAGCATACCAGCCTGTAATGGCTGTTGCTGATGACAACATTGATGTAACTATTGCTACACTTTCAGGTGGAGCAGTTAGTTCAGGTAAGCTACGTGTATGGGCTGTCCTTATGGATTGCACAGACATAGGTGATCTGTCTGCTAATGAAGTAGATCGTGATACACTTGCGTAACTAAACTTTAGGGGCTGCTTTCGGGTGGCCCCTTTAGTCTATCTAGGAGATAGATAATGGCTGGTATTAACTTTAGGACAGATAGTGCATTTGCTGCAGTTACAGGTAACTCTGCTAGTACCACTAGTAATCCTAATAACGCCACACTTTTATTTACTTGCCCCACAAGCCATGAAGCTGAAATAGTTTTTCTTATGGTGGCAAACGAAGATAACTCAACATCTAATATTGGTATTCAAGTATACCACGCAGATAACAACACTTATCATTTTCTTGTAGGTGAAGAAGCTATAGCAGGTAATAACCATACACAATTTATTGGTGGCGGACCTTTGTTTTTACATGCAGGTGATAAAGTATTAGTGTTTAGGCACACTTCTTCACAGAACTTTGATGCTACACTTTCTGCTAGATTATACTTTACACCTGCTAAAAGGTTATAAAAGTGAGTACTTTTTTAAATATAACTAACGAACTCTTACGTCGATTGAATGAAGTTCAAATTGACCAAGCAGCCTTTCCTAACGTTAAGAACGTTCAGGCGCTGGCTAAGGATGCTATTAACTCATCTATCCGTCAGATGCTTCAAGATGCTCAAGAGTGGCCTTTTACTTTAGTTACCTATGAGCAGACATTATCAGCAGGTACTAATACTTATGATTTTCCTGCTGATTATTCTAAGGCAGACTGGGATACTTTTTATATTAAACAGCTTACTTCTGAAAACAACACACCACAAAAACTTGAATTGATTACATACGATCAATACTTATCAAATTATAGATCTATAGAAGATACTAGTGGCGAAGGTGGGAGAACGAACCCTCGACATGTGTATATGACACAAAATACAAAGTTTGGTGTTACTCCAGTTCCTGATGCTGCTTATGTAGTAGAGTATAGATATTGGAAATATCCAGCAGATCTTATTCTTTATAGCGATACCCCTCTTATACCTGATCGTTTTAAGCACGTTATTATAGATGGCGCTATGATGTACATGATGATGTTTAGATCTAATGAACAGAGTGCATCTTTACATAGTCAGAAATTTGAGGATGGCATTAAGATGATGCGTAGGCTTGTTGTTGATCAACCCGTAAATGTATCTTCTACTGTAATACAAAGGTCTTCCTATAACACTATATCTGATAGAGTATAAGTATGGCTGACGCTTTACAAACATATGTCTCTGTTTGTGCAGGGGGTCTTGTTACTAACGTTGACCCACTTACTCAAAGTAATTCTTTGTCAGGCAGCGCAGTACGTCTAATTAACATGGAGCCATCTCTAGAAGGTGGTTACAGACGCATAAGCGGTTACGCAAACTCTTATGGTACACTTCCCGGTACTGGTAAAGTTTTAGGTCTTAATGTAAACGGTGAAATAAATCAAGGAATACTTGGTTGTAGAAAACCGTCCTCTGGAAATAACTACTTACATTGGTATAACCACTACTACGATGTAGCACTAGGATCAGGGCAAGGCTCTGGTTTTTCTGTAGGTGAAACAGTAACAGGTGTAGTTAGTTCAGGTGATGCCACTGCAGTAGCAGCAACAGGTACTGTAATATCTAGAACTTCTAATGCCCTTGTAATAAACTTTGGTAAATTGCCTAGTAATATTTTTGCTACAGGTAATGTACTTACAGGTGGTACATCTACTGCAACAGGTACAGTAGCAAGTACACCTACAGTCAAGGGTTGGCAAGCAGTATCATCCGCAGGTAGTCCTACTATGACAGGGGTTGACGTTGTAAGGTTTGAGCGTTATAATTGGACTGAAGAAGTCCTGTTACTAACAGACGGTATTAACCCTGCTGCTAAATATAACGGTACTACTTACACACAGATTACACATACTAATGCTCCAAACAATCCACAGTTTGCTAGTGCCTTTGCAAATCATCTTTGGTTAGCTGGAGATCCTGACGAACCATTTAATATTTACTTTTCATCTCCTAATGCTGATACAGACTTTGATCCAGCAAACGGGGCTGGTGTTATCAACATAGGCTTTACTGTAACTCAGCTAAAAGCCTTTCGTAATCAGCTTTATGTATTTGGTCAGAATCAGATTAAACGTATTGTTGGAGACAACTACTCTAACTTTAGTGTAGAAAATGTTACTAATGACTTGGGTTGTGTTGCTCCTGATACTGTAGTAGAATTTGGTGGTGACATTATCTTTCTTGGACCCGATGGTGTTAGACCTATTTCTGGAACTTCTCGCATTGGTGACGTTGAGCTTGAAACAGTATCTCGTGAAATACAAAAGACCTTTGAGAACTACACAGCTAACGAAGATGTTACAAAACTAAAAGCCCTAGTTATTCGTAGGAAGTCACAGTTTAGATTATTCTTTGAAGCTAATACTTCTTTGTCGTTACTGGCTGCTATTCGTAAAAGTTCTTCAGCACAGTCTACATTTGAATATAGTCAGCTTGTGGGTATTGAAGCAACAGCAGTAGCTAGTGGGTATGTAGGGCAGTTTGAGTTTGTACTGCATGGAGATACTACAGGTAAAGTATTTAAACAAGAAGAAGGTAACTCTTTTGGTGGGTCTGACATACTAAGTGTTTATCAAACTCCATTTTATTTTATGGGTGATCCAGAGTTACGTAAGATATTTTACAGAGTTAAAACGTTTCTTAAATCAGAGGGTGCAACTTCAATATCTGTAGGCATAGAGTATAACTTTGGAGACTCAGAGATTGCCACACCAGCAAACTTTGATTTAAGTACAGCAGGTGCAGCATCTTTATTTGACGCAAGTTCAACTCTTTACGATGAAACAGATGTTTATGACGGAAACCCTACACCAATTAGAACTACTAACATAAGTGGGTCAGGCGATTCTATATCAGTAGCATACGTTACTAACGGTACAAACCCCAGCCATACCATACAGGCTGTTTCTATATTGTATGGTGCAGGGGATAGGAGATAAAAAGTGGCAGGATATACAAGACAATCTTCAGCAGATATTATTGCAACGGCTGTTGTTCGTGCTAACCCGCTGAACGTAGAGTATAATGCATTACGAGATGCATTTAACGCAAGCACAGGACACAAGCATGATGGTACTGCAGCAGAGGGTGCATATGTACCACTGATTGCAGACTCAGATGCTTTAAACAAAGTAGTTATTGACACATCAAACAATCGTGTTGGTGTATTCGTAGAGGTATCTAGTGCTGCTGTAGAGCAAATACGTATTCAAGATGGTGCAGTTGTTCCTGTTACTAACAACGACATTGACCTTGGTACATCTAGTTTACAGTTTAAAGATTTATTTATTGATGGTACAGCTACAGTAGATGCACTGCAAGTAGATGCTAATGCTGTTGTTACAGGTAATTTTACAGTAAACGGTAATGCTACTCTGGGTAATGCTGCTAGTGACACTGTTACTATTACTGCTGACGTTGCTTCTCCACTACTACCTTCTGCTGATGACACGTATGACTTAGGTGCTGTAGGCTCTGAGTGGCGTAACTTGTACATTGACGGTACAGCTAACATTGATGCTCTCGTAGCGGATACTGCAGACATTAATGGTGGTACAGTTGATGGTGCTGTTATTGGTGGGGCTAGTGCTGCTGCTGGTACATTTACTTCTTTAAATGCTTCAGGTACATCTACACTTACTACGGTAGATATTAATGGTGGTAATATTGATGGCACTATTATTGGTGCTAGTTCTGCTGCTGCTATTACAGGTACAACAATTACTGGTACATCTCTTGTAGGTCCAGTAACAGGTGATGTTACAGGCAATGCAGACACCGCTACTGCACTAGAAACAGCAAGAACTATAGGTGGTGTATCCTTCAACGGTACAGCTAACATCAATCTTCCCGGTGTAAATGCTTCAGGTAATCAAGACACTTCAGGTAATGCTGCTACGGCTACAGCCTTAGAAACTGCTCGTACTATTGGTGGAGTTAGCTTTAATGGCACATCCAATATTAATCTTGCAGGTGTAAACACTGCAGGTAATCAAGATACGTCAGGTAATGCGGCTAGTGCAACTGTACTAGAGACAGCAAGAACCATTGCAGGTAACTCTTTCAATGGCTCTGCTAATATTACTATTGCCGCTACAGATCTATCCGACACAGATCAGAGTTTAGCTACAGGTGATAACGTACAGTTTGCTCAAGTAACTACTACAGGCAATGCTATTGTCGGTGGTGACTTAACTGTAAACGGTACTACAACTACAATTAACTCTAGCAACATGACTGTAGACGATCAGCTTATTGAGTTAGGTAATGGACGTTCAGGTTCTGCTTCAGGTGATGCTGGTATTGTTATTGAACGTGGCAGTGATTCTAATGCTTTCATTGGCTTTGACGAAAGTGCAGATAAGTTTACTGTAGGTACTGGTACATTTACGGGTGCATCTACAGGTGATCTTACAATTACTACAGGCACACTTGTAGCCAATATTGAAGGTAATGTCACAGGTGCTGTTACAGGTAATGCTGATACAGCTACGGCCCTAGCAACCGCACGTACAATTGCTGGTCAATCTTTTGACGGTACGGCTAATATTACTATTGCTCCTACAGACCTTACGGGTGTAAATACTACCGCTACTGAACTAAACATTATGGATGGCGATACGTCAGCTACATCTACTACTCTTGCAGATGCAGACAGAGTTGTAGTTAATGATGCTGGCACCATGAAACAGGTAGCACTGACTGACTTTGAAACATACATGGAGACATCTTTAGATACTCTAAGTAATGTGACAACAGTAGGTGCTCTTAACAGTGGTAGCATTACAAGTGGCTTTGGTGCCATTGATGTTGGATCAAGTGCTATTACTACCACAGGCACAATTAACTTTGGCTCATTAGCTGATGGTTCAATTACTGCAACAGGTTTTGTAGATGAAGATAACATGTCATCTAACAGTGCTACACTTATTCCAACACAACAGTCGGTAAAAGCCTATGTAGATACTGTAGCTGGTACATCTAACAACGTAACAGGTCTTACTGCTACAGGTGCAGAGCTAAACACAGTAGCTGACTTTTCTGCTGTAAGTGTAGACACAAGTACTGCAATAGCTAGTAATGATGCCTTATTAGTATTTGACAATGGTAACGAAATAGGTTATCGTGATGTAGACTTACTTGATACATACTTCTCAGGTACAACTAAAACACTCACTAATAAAACTCTAACAAGTCCAGTAGTAACTGGTATGCACCTTAATGATTCAGGGTTTACTGTAGAAGGTTCTGGTGCAGACGGTAACGAAACTACTGTAGCCTTTACAAACCCAACTGCAGATCACACTATTACATTCCCTAATGCTACAGGTAATGTAGCTGTATTTACTGCTGCTCCTGCTGCTGCAATTGCTGACGGTTCTAACGGGCAAGTACTTACAACAAATGGCTCTGGGGTGTTGAGCTTTTCAGACATGGCATCTGGTGCTGATCTTTATGCTGCTAATCCTTCAAGCGCCACTGACCCTGTAGCAAGTGGTGCTAATGCTGTAGCTGTTGGACATGCTGCTGTAGCGTCAGGAACTAAAGATATGGCCTTTGGAGCAGCAACAGATGCAACAGGTGGCTTTTCTGTTGCACTAGGCAATAACGCTCAAGCCACAGGAAGTAGCTCTGTAGCTATAGGCTCTTCAAGAGCGACTGCAAGTGACGCTGTTGCTATAGGTATCGGTGGTAATAGTGCTAATGGTGCTACTGGTTCTACTAGTGTTGCGATAGGAAATGGCGCACGTTCAGAAGGTACTAGGTCTGTTGCTTTTACAAAGGCGTATGCTTCTGGTCAAGATAGTTTTGCAGTTGGTAATATGACTTCTAGCTCTAATTATGGAGCACAGGGTACAAATAGTATTGCTATGGGGTATCAAGCAAAAGCTGCTGGTACTTCTTCTGTTGCGATTGGTTATCAAGCTCAAACAACTACGGCAAATGAAATCGTTTTAGGTGGCACTACTAACCAAGTTAAAATCTCTAGTGCTTACACCCTACCAACATCCGACGGAAGTGCTAATCAGGTGCTTACTACAAACGGCTCTGGTGCTGTTACGTTTGCAGATGCTGGGGGTGGTGCAGATCTTTATGCTGCTAATGAAAGCTCTCCTGCCGCACAACCAAGTGCTACTGGTGCAAATGCTATAGCTTTGGGCGACAGCGCTGTTGCTAGTGGCAGTAAATCAATTGCATTAGGGTATAAAGCAACAGCCACAGCAAATTTTGCTACTGCGTTTGCAGAAAGTCGTGCTGCAGGGGAATATAGTTTTGCAGCAGGTATTGCTAATGATTCAACTACTTATGGTGCAAGCGGTGCATACTCTATAAGCATAGGTTATCAATCAAGAGCAAAAGCGAATCAATCAGTAGCTTTGGGTTCTAGTGCTTATGTCGATAGCGACAGTAATCGAGGTCTTTCGTTAGGTGAAAATGCCTATGTCGAACAAATGGATTACGGTTCTGCAATTGGTGCAAACGCAAGAGTTCATGGCGGCAATAGCGCCACACATGCTGTGGCATTGGGAACTTCTCGGGCGGCTGGAAGTCATAGTTTCGCAGCGGCTATAGCCAACAACACCTCAACATACGGTGCTACTGGTGCTAACTCTGTGGCTATTGGGAATTTGGCAAAGGCAACAGGTGCGGACTCTGTTGCTATCGGTGAAAGTTCACAGGCCACTGCCGCCGATGCTATTGCTTTAGGTAGAACGGTTAGGTCTACGTCCAGTTACGCCGTAGCTATGGGGTATAATTGCTTATCCGCTGGAAGCTACAGTGTAGCTCTTGGGTATCAGGCAACGGCATCAGGAAATAATGCGTTTGCGGCTGGCGCTTCCAGCACTTATGCGGAAAAAGCAACTGCTAGTGGGAATGGCTCTGTTGCACTAGGTGGAGCTTATGCTACTGCGACTGACAGTGTGTCCATTGGTGCATCTTCAACCACAGGCACAACCATCGGCAAGATTGCTTTTTCAAATGATAAGTTTTCAGCTAATGGTGACAGTCAAGGTGGGCAGTTTATCCTTCGTGCAGACACCACCGATGTAACCGCCACAGTGCTTACTACAAACAACAACACCGCAGCAGCAACTAACCAAATCGTAGCTGCCAGCGACACCTGCATCACATTCGACGGAACAATCACTGCAATGCAAAACGGCGCACAAGCATATGCCTCATGGAAGATTGAAGGCTTGCTGGTAAATGACGGTGGTACAACCACACTCGCCAACAGTGCAACTACAGTAATCCAGAACTTATCAAGCTGGGGCATGGCTCTCTCAGCCGATAATACTAACAACGCATTGGCTATCACCTGCACTGGTGAAGCGAGCCATAGCATTAGATGGGTGGCTAATATTAGAACCACTGAAGTAACTTACGCTTAAAAAGGAGATACCAAATGGCTATTCAACATAATATCGCAGAAGGTGCCTCTCAATACGGCATTGCATTTAACAACGCATACTACCGAATCGTGACAGCGGCTGTGTCACGGCAGCGTGGAACTGATCCTAAGTTCAGCGTCATGATTGACCTGTCAGCATATGCTACAAGCTCACCCACGGATGATACTCGTGAGGTAGACTTTAAACGCTACACCGCAAACCTAACAGATGTAGAAGCTAAATCTGGCTCTACGTTTATGGACAAGTGTTACGCTTGGGTCATGGACCAAGATGACATGGATGGCTCTACTGCAGTATAATTAAAAGGAAAAACATTAATGTCTCTCACCATCAATCATCAGACTAACGATATTAGCAATTCAACAGGAGCTATCACTATTAATGGTGTAGCTGTTGGTGGAGATAATACTCCTAAATGGTACGGTGCTAGATATGTACACGCAGGTGGAGCAAGTACTGTAAATGTTATGGACTATGTAACAATACAAACAACTGGTAATGCTACAGACTTCGGTGATTTGACTGTCGGTAGATATTTGGGTGGTGGTACTTCAAATGGAAGTAGGGGTGTTTTTGGAGGAGGCTACACGGGAAGTAATCAAGATGTTATTGATTATATAACAATAGGTACTACTGGTAATGCTGCTGACTTTGGAAACATGACTGTTGCTAGAAGGAACATAAGTTCTTTATCTAATGGAACTCGTGGTGTATTTGCTGGAGGTTTTTCCAGTGGTTCCTCAAATATAATGGACTACATTACTATATCTACTACAGGTAATGCTACAGACTTTGGTGACTTAACACAAAATAATTCAGACGGTGGTGGTGGTGTTTGTGACGGTACAATAGGAGTTTTTCATACGGCAGCTGGCGATGACCTATACAGAACAGAAAAAATTATTGTTGCTACAGCGGGTAATGCTACAGACTATGGAGCTTTGTCTTACTACTTTACAGACGCTACTAGTAATATTTCAGATACAACGTATGGTGTTTTTTGTGCAGGGCTAAATCAAGGTAGTGAATCTAGAATAGAAAGAATTACTATTGCGACTAATGGAAATGGTACTGACATAGGTGATCTGAACACTCATAACGGTGCTTTAGGTGGAGGAGGAGGAGATGCAAGCAGAGGAATAGTTGCAGGTGGGGATGCTTCAGCAAGTGGTCCTTCAAATGTAATTCAATACTTAACAATAGCTGCATCTTCTGGTAACGCTGTCGACTTTGGAGATTTAACACGGGGGGTTTACAGAGCCGCAGGTGGAGCAGCAGGAACATAGTAGGAAACTAACAATGAAAAAAGAATTAACAACCACAGAAGAATGGACATTTAGTTTACCAGCAGTATCAGCAGACAAAATAAATACTGCTGCTGTAGCAAAAGTAAATCAGTTCTTACCAGAAATAGACGAAAAGACTCGTGCCTTTGATAGGCAAAACAGTCAACATACAATATCTCTTATGACTTTAACTATGTTAAACGGTCAGTCTCCTATGCGTATGCTACGTCAAGTTACTGCAGAGATTGACAAACGTAAGTCTGCACTAGCAGAGGCCCAAGTAAGCCATGCTAAATGTTTAAAAGAAATAGATCAGCTTGAGGGTGACATTGATATGGTTGCACAAGCAGAGTTAAGACAAAAAAGATTTAATCTGGAAAGACTAGAGTCTAAAATTAATGGTGCGTTTAAAGACATTGCAACATTAATAGATGCCTATGAAAATATAAAAGAAACAAACAACATTGATGAGTGGGATGAGGAAACATTTGAAGCTGAAGAAAAACGTCATCATGTTCGTCGTGGTTTTGAGCTTATGTATCGCAACTTACTTGATGGTGGTAGAGCACAGACAGCTACAATAGAATATTTACAACAATACGGTGTACATCCACAAGTAAGTCTAACAGAAGTAAGTGGTTATGTTACGCATACTGCTGAACGTATACAAAAACAAGACATACCTCACTCTAATGATCTAGAAGAGTTCTTAGATCAAATGGCAGATAAGTACTGTGTTAATGTGGATGTAACAGCAGAACGTATATTTGGTAAAGCTGACTTTGCTAACACAGAATACATGTTACGTTTGGAGAATAAAAAATGATTATTGAATATATGCTAGTCCGTGAAATGGATCTTAAACGCACTCCGTCTTGGATAGAAGATGGGGGATATTTTTTTGACGGAGACTATAATACTTATGTTGGTTACAGTCCAGATTTAGCAAACCGTGATTATTATGTTCCAGACACAGTAGTAACATTAACTCGTGCTGAATTAAAAACTAAATTACTGACTATGCATAATAGATATGGTCCTAGTAAAGGAAAATATCTTTTTACAGATGAAGATAATAATCCTCTAAACAATACTCAAGTAGAAGCTATGGCAGATACTTGGTGTGATGCAAGAGGGGAATCTTAAAATGTCTGACGATAGCTGGCACTTAAACAAGTCTGTACCAATTACACTGATCTTTGGACTAATTGTTCAGGGTGCAGCTATCGTATGGACAGTCTCTATGATGATGTCAGATATTGAAGA